ATAACCAAGACAAACAACCAGGAGACAACAGACCAAGTTTTGTTGCACCAATAAATCCAAAATCACCAGAGGGTAAAACCTGGCGAATAGGTGTTAAGATTGGAGAGAATTGGTACAACCAAGCAGGATTTGATGATCTTGACGAGCAAGGTAATCCCACAGGCATTATCAATGTCGTCTTGACACCATCGAATACTGGTTCTGGTGCTGCCAAACCGAGAGGACCGCAGCAATCTTTTGCACCTAACAATAACAGGTTTGCAAAAGGTCAAGGATCAGCATATAATAAAACTAACTACAACTACTAATTTAGAATTGTAGTTCAATGGTGTGGCGAGGTTTTTTTGGGTTAATCATATTAGCATCTTTCCCTTTCTTTGCTAAAGCTCCCTTAATTGTTTTTTCCTTGCCACGCCTTTAAACCTTATGAAACCAGTTAATATTAATGTTAAAAAAGGTCATTTAAAAATGAAATGGATAAGAACTCCTAAAATTATTTGGGATGAATTATCTAAAGAGTTTAATTTTACTGTTGATGCTTGTGCTTCAGATAAAAATCATTTATTACCTAAGTATTGGACAAAAGAAAATTCTGCTTTAGATAAAAATTGGGATAACGAAGTAGTTTATTGTCATCCAATGTATGATATTTATATTCCTAAATTTATAGAAAAAGCAATTAACTCTAAATGTTTAGCAGTTTTTTTATTACCAGCTTCAACTAATGCAGGATATTTTCATAAACATTTATATAAAAAAGACAATGTTGAGATAAGGTTTTTAAAGAGACATCATACAGGTACAGGTCATAAGTTTTTTTCAGATGATAATGAAGAGCCTAAATGTGGATATTTAAGACCATTAATGGTAGTTATAATTAATAATAAAAACTTATGAAGATAACAGACATAGACAAAGAAATTAAAAAAAAAATAGTTAGTGATCGTCAAAAAGATTATGGGGATTACCAATACAATTTTACTATACTTGCTGATCTATTTACTTTAATATTAGCAGATAACTTAAAGAAAAAACTAAGACCATATCAAGTAGGACAAATCATGATGACACTTAAATTGTTTAGAACTACCAAGGGTTATAAGGCAGATAACTACCATGACCTATCTATTTACAATGACATGACATTTAATCTACACAAAAAAGATATAGACAAAAGAGATAAAAATGACTAAATATTTAAGAATTAAGTCTGGCGAAGCTAGTTTCCAACTGGTTGAAAGATTTGATGAAGTAGAGAAAGCTGCCGATCCCAACGCACAGGGTGAATATGTAGAATGTAAAATCGAAAACTTAAAGGTAGATTTTACAAAAGTAAAAAAGGAGAAAGATGAACGAGATGAAGACTCGTCTGCAAGAACTCAAGGACCTTCAAGCGAAAGCACATGAAGAATACTTGGAAGCTAAAAAAAGAGTTGCAGAAAAACAACAAGACTCTTTTAATTTGATTTGGCAAATTGAGCAGGCAAAAGAAAAATTAATGACAGCTAAATAGTCATTAGTTTACATTGATAAAAAAAACAAAGAAATCTGTAGGGGATCTATGACCATAAATGTAAGCACACACTACAATAAACACATAAAACACTTAGACCAAAATAATTTTATATACAAAGTTAAGAAAGCATTTTACCTTCTTACGAACCAAGAAGAAAGACTATATGAGGTAGGGTTCTCGGAAGGTTTTTTATATGCAGCTGAAGTCTTGCAAAAAGAAAAGATACAAGACAGTAATGTTAAAAAGATTATTGGTTACAAAGTAACTAAACCTAAACCATCTGACGTTCAAAGTATTATTAATAGAGTGTGCGTACATTTTGAAGTACACAAAGAAACTTTAATGAATAAAAGTAGGACCACAGATATAGTTCGAGCTAGAAATGTAATCCATAATTTATTGTATGAAAAATATTATATGAACCTAACAGATATAGGTAGATATTTTGGACAAGATCATACTACAGTATTACACTCAATAGAAATGAAGAAGGATCAAAAAAGATTTTGGTCGCCAGAGCAATCGTTATGGCAGGAGTTTGAGAAACTTATTAGATAATGCACAAGTGTTGTAAATGCAAAAAGGATGCAGTTATCGTAGAGAACAAAATATATTATTGTGCTGACTGTTATATAATTATTAAAAGAATAATTACTTCTTAAATCCAGACTTCATATTCTTGTAAGCCTTAGAACTAATTGTAGATTTCTTTTTAGATCTTGATGTACCAGCTTTCTTACGTTTGTTAATATTATAGTACAAACCTTTTTTAGCTGTCTTACCAGATTTAGTTTTGTGATAACCTTTTTTCATTACTTCTTCTTCTTTTTAGATTTTTTAATTTTATTTTGTAAAAACTTTGGCAGAGTTTTCTGCTTAGCTGTTAGCTTACTTTTACTTCTTGATTTACCATACATAGTTATTCTCCTGTTGTTGTTTCATTTTTACCACACAGTATTTATCAAAGCAACTACCATCTTTACCATCATGGCAAAAGTATTTTTTCTTATGGGTTACAATCCAACCACCTGCATCACTCATAAGCATCTTCTTGCACCAATTACAATAGCCACAAATTAATGATTGTTGTGTAGGTTTCTTCCAACTTTTTTTTTTCATAGTGATAAATTTACAACAAGTGTAACTTTGATACAACAGTTTTTAATTATAAGTGCGACATCATGTAGCCAAATTGGCTATATCAAAAAATAAAAAAATAAAATATAATATATTTATAAAAAAAAACGAAAGGTAAAAATGAAAACTAAATTAATACATACAAGTTCTGACTCTGATACTTACAAAATAGTTTTTGGAAATGAAATATTTAATGCAGATTTTAATAAAACTTATCCAAGAATAGCTGAATGGAGTTTATCAAGATATTCTAAAGAAAGCAGTACAAGTTTGTTTAGTATGTTTTTTCCATGTGGTGGTAAAACTAAGTTTAAATCATTATCTGATATTAAAAAATTTATTAGAGATAGAAAATATCTTTAATTTATTAAGGCGATCTGAAATATGGTCGCCTTACTTCTTTTTCTTTTTTCTTTTACTAAAGTTAGTAAAATCCATAGTAAAAATATCTTCAACTTTATCAGTTAAGCTGTCTACCCAACCACAAAATTTATAAATTAATTTATCTAACATTTCCATCTTCTTCTTGCCTGTCTTATTCTAGAATTAGGATCGTTCCTAGTTTTAGCTGATGAGTTTCTAAGTTGACCAGCAGATCTAGCACAATAACTTTTTCTACGTTTAGCAGCAACTGAACCTCTCTTAACTTTACCAGTAACAGCTGTCTTTAATTTAGAACCTGGATTAGCTCTTCTATATCTTGCAACACCTTTAGCTGTCATACCAGCTCCAGACTTTGTCGGTCTGTAGTTTGCGTTCTTACCTTTGGTAGTTTTTCTGATAGCCATTATTTTAATATAAGTTTTTTAATTGATTTTGCACCTAAATAAATTTCTGTTTCTGCTTTTGATTTTATACATTGATACTCTACACTTGTGCTTGTGTTAGTACGCATTGCAACTCTTTTACCTTTTAAACAATTACTCATAGATTCTTGTATTCTATGTTCTTTAATTTCTCCATTAACAATCATTAATAATGCAACTACCATTTCAACCATGACCATTACCATTTGCTCTTACTTTGTCTTTTAATTTTTCAATATCAGTTAATGCTTTTTCTAATTGTGATTTAAGAAATTCTATATTAACTTTATTGGTCATATTCATTTCTTGAGTTTTTTCTAATTTTTCTACAGTAGAGTACAAATCTTCAATCAACATAAACTGTTCTTGGTCGATTGGTTTTTGTGTACTTGCTTCAAGTAAATCTTGTTCAAACAATTTATTTCTAGTCTCTAAATTATTTAATCTTTCAATAACACCAAATGCAAACCAAGCACCTACTACTATTGCAAAAGCTAAACTAATTAAATTTCTTAATGGTAAACCAATCTGTGTATTCTCTGATACTTTCATCTAGGTGGTCCTCCAAAGAAAGCAAGAAGTATAAACATAATAATTAATGCTCCTGTAAAATAATAATTCATATAGGCGTACTCCATTATTATCTACCTTGACCTAAATAACGATTAGTATTTTTTTGACGTTTCTCACTTTTATTCATAGACTTTTTATGTTGACCTGGTCCACGTTTTTTAGGTTTATCACGAGGAATAAAGTGTGTAAACTTTTGCTTTGCCATAATTTTATTTATCTCTTTTCTTTAGAAAAGCCATTACTTTTTCTTCTTATATTTCTTTTTCTTTTTCTTCTTACCAGTTTGTTGAGATAACATAGTTACCTTCTTATTATACTGTTGTGCAAAACTTTTAGTTATCATTTTTTATAACCCATACTACTTTTATTTTTATATAATTTTTGCCATGACCAAACATTTATTTTGCTAGACCAATGATAAATAAATAAAACTATATTTTTCATTTTTTACCACCTCTAAATATTTGTGTACCTTTAATACCATATATTGAAGCTACGACAAGAATCCATAAATTTGTAAACCAGCTAGGAAGCGATTGGAAATGTTCAAAAAAAATTTTGATTTTATCCATAGCTTGAGCATCATCTGAAAAAACTCCATACGCCAAAACCAGAATTGGAAGTGTTAATATTACGAGAACCGCCTCATCTTTATAATCCGATTGTCTAGCTTCTAAAAGTTTACCAGAATATTCTAATTCTCCCGATGCCATTTTTTCAGCATGTTTAGCTTGTGCGTTAGCCATCATCATTTTAGTTTCCTGTTTCTTTTTATAAATATGACTACCAGCGTTTACTGCTAGTTTAATTGCACTTAACCACATCTTATATCTCCTAATATTGGTTTGTATTTCGTCTTACCATCTTCTTTGAAAGCTCTCAAGAATTGTTTTCTAGGTTTATCTGCAACACTACAATGAACCCATCCACTTGAAGGTTCACCAATAATATAAAATTCGAGGATCATTTGATCCCATCCCTCTATATTATCTTTAATCCAATAAGCAAGATCAGCATTATCTGTACCTGGACATTCGAAATCAACAGCTTCAGCTTTAGTGTGTTGGCTATTAATTGAGCTGCCTATCTTAACACATAGCTGCTCACTACGAAATCCGCTAGTTATAATTACTGGACCAAACTTATCTCTAACTGGTTGCAGCAAAGTCTCGCAAAGGTTTTGTAGTTTAGCTATTTGATCAGAGTTAGGCTCGTTAGGTATACCCAATCTAATTGCTGTGTCTGATTTAGTTAATTCTTGTAGTGTAAAGTTT